CCGACTAAAAAATTAAGAACCAAGAGAGCTGCGAGCATCCAGAATAGCTTTAATCGCGTCATGTTTTTCCTTCTTTGTCTTTGCGGTTTCAAATTTGTAGCCCGCTATCCTTAATTTTTGTCGGAAGACAGGATCAATCTGGGCGGGCCGAAGCATCTCCAAGACGATCCTCGTCATGATCGGGACGAGTAGAACCTCAAGTAAAGGCAATAGAAATTTTAAGATCATATTTTTGGTTGATTAGTGTGGAGAAGTAGCGCTTCCGCCTCTTTCAGCTTCTGCCTCAGTTCTTGGATGCGTGGATCCAACCCAAGGGTGGGAGCGTAGGATAGAGCCTTATCGAGATACTTGCTCATCCCCCTGGCGACGGCATCGTCTTTCCTCGTCTTCGTGAACTTGGCGATCATTGTGACCAAGAGAGTTAATACTCCCAAACCTTCCAGAACGTATCCAATGATTGTGAGTACTGATTCCATCACTTCTCCTTATCCATTTGGCGAAATATTAGTTTGTTAATCAGGCCCTTTATATCTTTCTGACCTTGCTTCAAATTCTTGACCTCGACCATAACCGCGTCGGTTTTCAAGTCAACGTATTCCTTTGTTTCGGTCTTGACGCTACTGATCCGAGTCTCAACCAGTGTCGCAGCGCCGACAATGACTGTGGCCAGGACTCCTAGTCCTGCGATCGTCATTTTGAGTCGTCCGTTTTTCATGACTTTAAACGTCCCATCCCACTATAGGAAATCTAAATTTCATATGCATAGTGTCTCCACTCGCCCAAGTAAAAGGAATGAGTTCCGATACAAAATCAGCCCCTTCAGCAAGAACTTCTACAATAGTCGCGTCTCCAACATCTGGCCTAAGTAACCCACCTGTTCTATTGGCGGCTGTTCCTGTATCGCCTAAATACGCATCTCCTATGTTGGAAGCATTGTTGTTCGCGAGTTTGGCGCTATCTATAGTAAGACCGCTTGGAACGTTCCAAGAAAAAGACGCTGAAGTTGGAGTGCCAGCTAGACTCACATCCACATCTCCGATTAAAAAATGACCGTTTTTCGCCCAAGACCCTTTGTAGGTTGTATTGGTTGTCCAAGTGCCATCAGGAGTCCATAGCTTAGAAATTGAAGGACACGGACCCAAGTTAAGATCGCCATCTGCCGTTTGAACTGCCCAGAGATCCTCAGCCGCTCCTCCAGTATCATCAAAGTTGGCTTTAAACCAGCCTACCTCAAGCGCCTGAGCATCGGCGGTCAGTACCGCTTTAACTAAAATTTCGTCGATCAAGTTAATATCGGTTGGCGTGATACTGTCATCGGTGCCTAAAAATAATCTCATACCAGATAGAGTAGCCACTCCAAAAGTCAGAGTTCCATCATTGTTAAGCGCGTAAACTGAGAGAGGATAATCCGTTTGGTTTCCAAAGGTTCCTAAACCCCAATGCGCGCCAGTAAGTAAGATCGTCACATCAGCGGTTATTGTAAAAGGGGTTAACTGGCCCGAGGTGACAGAAGGTAAAAGAACATAGCCGGGATTTGAAGCGGATAGCGCCGAGCCGTTTGCTCCTGTGATTTTAATTGAATCATTTGCGGTGGTTGTCGTTGCTGCCGCTAATCCAATATTGACCGCCATTGGTTTTGATTGAGCGAATATACCTACAGTTGGGTTTCCACCGGTTCCATCCGCATTCGTTATCACGGCTTCATTCGCTATCGCAGCGATACTCCGCGCGATAGCGCTTGTTGCAGAGTCTTTGACTAATATCCCGTTTCCAGCCGGGAAAGAAATCGCAGGACTCGCCAAGACTGCGGAGTTGACTAACTTATCAGCGGCAGCGTTCCACCCTAAAAAAGTTGAAGCCACGGGCTCGGGCATCGCGATCGGTGTTCCTGCAAAAGTTTCAGGAAATATAGCGGCTCTGGTCAACTTCTCCTCAAGTTCTTGAATGACCATTATGTTTTTGTCGTATTGATCTTCGACCGCATCGGCAGGATGTTTGTCGTTTTCCACGAACTTTGTTAACTGAGTGGAGGGGACATCTCTTTTAATAACCAGGGTCTTTCCACTTGGAGGAGCGACGATCATGGTGACGTTTCCACCATCGTCGTCTCCGGCTCCGGTGAGCGTGTAGTCCGTGGTGAGAACTTGAAGAACTTCCGTTCCGTCAGAATCGGTTCTTAAAATGACCCGGACATCAGAGTCGAGGAAGAACTTAACCGCGAATGCGAATACCGTCGTGACCCCGTTTCCGGCAAACGACACCTTGTTCGTAGTAGTTGATACAGTCATTTCTCCCTCTCCTTCTCAATCTTATCAAACTTTTCCTTGATACTTCTGGAAATTTTGTTCCCCACTTGAGCGACTCTAATCCGTGATAATTGAAGGATAGTCACCTGTTTGAGTTTATCACTTGGCGTCATTTTTGGATGATCATGGATCCTTTGGATCAATGCAGACAAAGTCGATAGACTTTGGTGGGTTCGTCTCATTGATCTCACTTCGGCTAGAGCGCTCAAAACTTCAGGATCTTGTAGCCTTGTCCTTGCTTCCTCAAGCTGAAATCTTTTTAAAGTCAGTCGAAAAGACCCAGTTATCTTCTCAACTTTTCTATTGTTTTCATAAAAATCTTTAACTGACTGAGAGTTCGCGGTAGGAAAACGAAGAGCAAACGCTTTGATAAAGGGAAGTTCTGCCAGCGTGGCTTCGGGTTTTAGCTTAGTCGGCAGTACACCTACGGCGGCTAAGGAGGCATCGATCATTTGCAGAGCGTACATCCCAACTCCTCCAGACCAATCCTTAACGAATTGCTCAAATATGATTGGAGAACCGAATCGACTGAATTTAGCCCCCGGCATATGTTGTCCCAATAACTTACTAAATGCTTTGGCGAACTCACTCGTATAGGGAGTGTACTGGTCAAAGGAGAGAGTTTTCTCCTCTAAGTGACCAGGGATAATGGGGTTTCCTGTGAAGGTCGATCGATTAGCATATGTCTCGAGAAAAGGTTTGATGACATCAGGGATAAAAGGAGGAGCGAACATCGCGATCATGGTATCCTCAAAATCTTTCAAGGCTTTTGGATTTTCTTTGAAATACTTTTCCAATACTCTCTCGGGTAATGACCCAAAAAGAATTCCCATTTCAAACGGCTTTGGGATTCTAAAAATAGCACCTTTGTTAACCTGCCATCTTTTTTGATCCAACTCTCCTACTTGTCTTCGATAGAAGGAGGGAACCTTGCGGGCTTCCTCATTGGTCGCATCTTGCCAGTCATCAACAGGAACGATCCAAAACAGATCCTTCTGAGCTCGATCGATCTCTTGCATCCGTGGATCATCTTTGTTCGCCCACCAAAGTAAAACAGAAGTGGTCGTGATTAAACCCGCACCCACTGTAATCGTTTTAACGGGTTGTTCTCTAAAAGCCCTATAAGTTCTATCAAGTCCCCTGATCTTAGGATTAAAGAACGCAAAAGAGGAATTCACCCCCGCCATCTGACCTCCAAATTTGGCAAAATCCAAAGCGGACTCTCTTGATTCAAAAGTAATTTCTTTTATCCCTTTCTTTCCTGCTCTAACTTCTTTAAGACCCAGTTTAAAGTCACCTACTCGAGTCGCTTGTTCCATGACAGTGGAAACCATTCGAACATGATCGATAGGCGTCTTGATTACATTTGCAAAACTTGACATATATCCTGTATTTTTTGCCACTCTGAAAACATCTCTTGCGATATAATCTCTGTCGATCGCTTGAAATTCGCCATTAGCTCCTCCATTAGCAAGCCATTGTAAAAAGTCAGGATCCGGCTTAATTCCAAATCTCTTTCCAAACCTCGTAGTAGAAATTCGAGATTTCGTGACACTACTGAGACCCATCAGGGTGGTATGTATGGGGATAAAATTATGGGTAGAAGTGACAGTCGCAAAAAAAGTATCTCTGAGGGGGTTCTTTAACATGAACTCGGGGTTAAGGGCCGTGGCCCCCGCTCTTAAAGTCGCTGAAAAGGGACGAGCCATTGCCGCCCAAAGAGGTAGCGCTTGCGGATCCATTTCTCTAAGAGCTTTCGCGATCTCAGGAGAGGTTTCATAAATAACGGTTTTACCTTCTTTCCTTAAAATGAATTGATTATCTTTGAGAAAAGTTTTTTGAGGACGAAAGATAATTAACTCTTCCAAAAGTTCAGGTGGGATCCCATGTTCTTTTCCGAACTTAATAGCCTCTTTATCTGCTAATTTAATGGGGATTACTTTTTTAGGTACTTTCTTAAAAATAGTTTGTTCTGGGAATTGCTCATGCCAATCAACAAAGTTCCGAACAACTCTATTTTTCTCAACCGCTCGAGTAATGGCGTAAATGTTTCTGACCATAGTCTCAAGAGGAGAAATGATTTTCTTCTCGCTCCCCACCATCTTCCGAAACGAACCGAGTAAACCACCCCCCTTTGTTTTTATGGCTGAGGGTGTTTCCACTTGTAAACGGTGAAGAGGAGTGTAACTTTGACTAACATCTCTCCATTTTTTAGCCATTTCAGGCGAAATCCACTCGCCATCCACCGCGTATTGTAAAACATAATCGTTTAATTTCACTGTCTCTTGAAAAGGTTTTTCAAGGTGAGGGTTATCTTTGAGAAATTGTATCGCGTCTTTTTCAGAGATTGGAGTTTTGATCCCTCTCTTAGCGAGATCTCTTGCTATTCTCGCTGAGGCCATGTAATTATCCATCTTGTCGAGTTCTTTTCTTACAGGATCAATGATCTCAAGAAGACCCTTAACTCCGGGAACAATCTGTTTGTTTTTGAAATCAACCGGCTTAAAGTTAATCGCTAGATCTCCGATCCCAAAAGAACCTTCATTGATACGAACAGCGACATAAGGAGATGTTTCGAAATCGAACTTCACATCTTTCCCCTTTAAGACACCGTCTTCCGCCGCTTTTAGTGGATGAAACCTATCCATTTTGCCGGTCATGAACTCATCTAAAGTCATAGGCTTTTTAACTGGGCGATCGGAAACGATGTGTATCCCTATCGCATCCTTAACGGGAGGTTTGACTACCTTTTCCCCTTTGGGTTCTGGGTGTTTGAAAGTAACGGACGCTGTCTTTTCAGCCTCGGTGATCTTACTAACCTCTCCAAGTTCCCCTTGAGCCGTTTTGTGCTTAACGGTGCTCAATTCAGGATCTTTTGTTGCTTTTGGATCGACTCTTAATAAATATCTTGCAGGAATCGTGGGATCTTTTGAGAGAAGTTCCGCTCTTAAAAAAGGATCTTGCAAAGCTTGAAACGCTACCTCAGCGGGTTTTTCTCCAGTTTGTTTATAAATCTCTTGTAATTTTTTCTTAACGGCAACGGTAGACTCCTTCGCTCTGCCTAAAATTCTTGATGTTTTCGCAACGCCTCTTAGCCCCAAAACGAAAAGCGCTCCCTCTAAGAAATGCTCGGGTTCGGGAAACTCTCCTTCTAAGCCAGCGCCTACCGTCGTGAACGTCGCGACTTCCGACATCAACCGAGTAGACTCTCTTGATAGGGTAGATCTCCCGAAGGCTCCAAACCGGGCCGCTCCTCCAGTGGCGAACCCTACTATCCCGGCTTTTCCTCCTTCAATGGCAACGCTACTCATCCGAGACCAACCATCCTTAAAACTTTTAAAATCTCCATTGTCGTATCCATCGATTATGGTTTCTCTTAAGAGAACAGGAGCCATGAGCGCAAAGGCAGACCCCATCATTACCGACCCCGCTCCTTTTATTCTGGCAGTACCAGGGATTGCTGCTCCAACCACAGCGCCTGTTTGATAGGCTTGCACCATAATCGGCCAATCCGCTACGAAAGTCGTCAAACCTGAGACGATCCTATCAAACATATCCGCGTTCTCGGGCAACATCATATCCGGCGGTCCCACAGCCAGTCCGAGAACCGACATATCGAGTCCCGCCTTAATCCGATCAATCGTGGTATTAGCATGATTCACTGTTAACTCTTCATCGGTGGGGGGTTTCGGTAAACCAGCCGCGGGTTCCGGTGGGCCAGTCACGGGTTGCGGTGGACCAACAAAATTCTTATCTATATTTTCATTAAACCTATTTTTGAAGTTTTTAAGATCAGGAGTTTTGTTCACCCCGAAAAACTCATCGACTTGAGTTTTGCTCATTCCCGTCTTGAGCATAAACCTCGTTTGATTGTCTCTGATCCGAGCGACTTCTTCCTCACTGTTCCCCGAATCGAGCAGAGATTTTATAATTTTTTGCCCTGGACTTAACTCTGCCATTACTCTAATGACTCTTTCATCATGCTATTAAACGCTTCTGGGTGCCTTTTGAAAAAAGCCTTTGCTGATTCCCCCGGTCTAATTTGAGGCGTTTTGATCTGATCAGAAGGAATCGGAATAGGTTCTCCCGCTGGCGTAATCGGAGAAGGATCAAGCATATTAATCGTAGTTTTTAACCTCTCTTCAAGATTTCTATTATAATCTCTAGCGATGCTTCCTAAGAAGTGGGGAGAGTTTCTGTTCGTAGTGAGATCAGCATCAGAGACTCCTGCTCTCTTTCCCTCTAGGAACCGTCTATTAACCTCAAGCATATAGTTCCTGTATACTTCATTTCCAATAGGATCAATAAAGCCTAACGCCCTATTACTGCCAGTGATGTCTGATTTCGCGGCGCTGATAATCGTCTTTTTATTTTGATTAGCAAGTTTACCTTCAAGAGTCTTGTTGCCTTGAATTTCAGTCCTAAGAAAATTAAAAGAATCTCGGCCCAGCTTTGGAAAAAACTCATTTAACTGTCTCTCATCTGTGATTTTACCTTCCTCACCGTCAGCAAGATGGATCAACTCAAACAAACGACCTTGCTCTGCCGGATCAATCTTAAACTTATTCTGTGAAAAGGTCTCGATCATAGCGAACCATTCTTTTTTGGATCCCATCCCTTGAGGAGCTAAAATCGGATCATCTAAAATGGTATCGGTGGAAAGACCTCCTTCACTATAGAGTTGATCAAAGAGCTCATTGTTCCGGGCGACTCTCTTTTCTTTGAGAGCTTCCGCTTCCGCTGATTTGAGTCGAGCCGCCTCAAGACGGGTCGCTCTTTCAATATTGTCGATCTCTCCAAACATTTGTTTCTTAACTTGGCCCGTGATCCCTCGTTGATCCCACTCTCCCGCTTGCAATCTTTTACGAGTATCGGAAGCATCATTATGCGCCCAACCTCGGATAGCATCTCTCGTTAACACCAACTCTCCTCGAGTTAAAAATTCAAAACCTTGTTCTCGACTCAAACCTCCACCTATAATCAATTGCTCAATTTGTTGCTTATGCTGCTCGATCACATAGTTATAGTCACTGGGTTCCTTAAGTAAAGTCGCTCCGCGAGCGGCTTGCGATTTAGTGTAATCCTCAACTGATTTAACCCCAGCTAAGTGAGCTTGACCCGCAAAGGTTGTCTTTAGAAATTGCCCAGAGAGTTGAGCCGATGCTCTTTTAAAATAACTTTGACCCCCCCGAGTTGATAAGTCCTCTCCTATGCCATCCAATCCTGTTTGGAAAGTTTTCATGAAGGTACTTGAAAGTTCGCCGATGTCCTTTGTTTTAACTGCTCGCCGTGTTTCCGCCCAAACGTTTGTCTGCTCTGCATGGTACTGCGCCATCTTTGCCGTAATATCTGAAATCTCAGATTGCTCTTCTCTCTTTTGAATATCAGCCCCAAAACCTGCAATAGACCGACCCAATTCACGAGTGGCTCGACCAACGGGGGAAACTTGGGGAGTCACTCCCTGCCTGATTTGCCCCGCGACATCTTGCCCAAGTGATATTCCCTTAAGTCTTGGCATTATGCAGTTCTCCTCAAGATCGCACCCCCAGTGCTTAAGGCTCCCGAAAGAGTCTTAATGTCAACGGCGGTTTGCTGGGCTTCACCCCCCGCTCGAATGATCTCCACATCCCTCTCAAACCCGATTGCAGTCAACTCCCCGGCATGGCGTAAGGTCAGAGCGTTTAACTCAGCATTCGCAGCACTCTCGGCTAAGATATCAAACGCTGATCCACCCCGTACCCCGGAAGCTCCCGCCGCCGCCCGAATGGATCCCAAATCTTTAACGTTGTTAATGCGAAGACGACGCTCAAGCTCAACGGTTTTCTCACGAGTGAGTCGTGCGTTCTCAGTGGCTTGATTCGCTCTTAACTCAGTCGCTCGTCGGATATCCTTGTTTTCTTGAGCTCCTCCAAAGACCTGAACCCCCAAACCAAAGACTGATAATGCGTCACCTATTCCTGCCATCTACTTGATCCTCGCATAAAGTGATCCATCTTCTCCTGTTGGGAAAAATCCCACCATTCTGGAAGCCTCTAATTTAAACCCCAAACTCTCGGCCCATCGATGCCCTCTCTCAAAATCATATTGAATCTGAGCTTCAATCCGTTTCACTTCACAAGTCTTAAGGAACCGTCTGACCATCCGATCAATCACAATAAAATGGCGAGAAGCTTTTTCGTGGTTAAATACGGCCCAACCCACCCCTCGCCCCGGCCAAGATTCCACTATTCCGCCACACATCAAAACCTCTTCCGTCTTAGCGTCATAGACTGTCTGGGCATAGCGACAATTATCCAATATCTTAAGATTTTCTTCGGAGCTGATGTATCCAAGAAATTCGCTCTTAGGCGATGTCTCCTTGATCTCCAGAATATCCTCTTTAAAAAACGGTCTCATCTCGATCATTGCCTGTCCTGTGTATCCAGCTGTGGGTAAATTCCTAAAATAAAACTCGGTAACGGCTGATCTGATCTCAGAGCGATTTGATTGTCAAAACTATAATCACCTTCCAATCTCCTTGAAAGGATCCCTGTAAACAACGCTACCGGACGACTCATTTTATCAGATCCAAGCCTAAATGTAATGACGGCCAATTTATCGAAACTCACCCCGATTTTGAGCCCCAACGATCGATAGAGTTGGATCCCAACTCGGTGAGTTCGTTGAGTCTTTCCAAACGCGGTGCCTGTCGCCGACCCGGAGTCAAGTCTAAGCATTTGAAGGTCGCTATTGTAGTGGAGTCCTGCATGAACAATACTTGCGCGTGTGGCCAAGGTGATGGAGCCGCTAGAGACAGTCTTGTTTGGTTGAACGGCTCCATCACCAAGGATATCCAAACTCTCCCCCTCGAGATGCGTCAAACCCGAAATAGTCGTCACAAACTTATTTGCTTCCCCGCCTGAGATATATGAGGTGAAACCTGTTCCGTCCACATTAGAATCATCCACTTCGTTAGTGAGCTCATAAGTGTTGGCGGTCTTATTAGCGACCTTAAACGTTTCATCATTGAGTTGGGTCATCCCGGCTACTTTTCGGATAATGATAATGTCCGCATCAGAAAAACCATGGGCCGTGGATGTGATGACCACGGGGGACGCGGCAGTAGCCCCTGTGATTGCTTTGGGATCATCTAAGGTGAGGCCGCTATCGACAAAGAATGCATCTTCCTGGTCCGTATCATCTTTAAAATAGTCCCCGATCCACTCAACAAAGCGTTTCGTTACTCCGTTAATCCGCCGATTGACGACCATCCAAAGATCCTCGCTGTCCAAATCGGTGTTCGGGATCACGTCGATGCTCTCCACCTTTGCGGCGGTTCCTGCGGCATCACTCACCCCACCTATGATATGCCGCGCCCAACCCACCCTAAGAGCCTCGGAATCTCTTTCATATGTTGTTGAGAGCAAAACCCCATCATCCCTGACTGACCACAAAACATTGTAGGGCTCACGCTGAAAAGCTATCTCTGTGAGGCCGCTTTGTGTAATATGAGAGGCAAGCAAAGTAAGATCAAAAGACTGGAAACCATCCGTGTTGAGTACGAAAGTCATTTCGCGCAGTTTTCGCAAAGCACGGTGAACGTAGAGAACCGCGCCTCCAATTTGAACCGGCGCGATATCCGCACTTCCATAGGTGCCGGTCCTTTTGGCTCCAACATTCGAGGGGGTAAGCGCCTGTCCATCCGACGAAGGTGTAACAAGCCACTCACCCCCCACGGTCCCCATAGCGAGTCCTTTCTCAATCGATAGCATCCAACGAATCGCATTCACATTATCCGCATCGAGCGAATAAGAGATCGCGTTGTCATCAGATACCGTACCGTCCGTGGCAGTGGGAGCGAAATTTTCAAAATCATTAGAAGCACTTAAATCCCATCGTTGGGGACTATCGGGAGCCCCGGCGACACCCAATCGATTTTCATGGAGAGTAACTGCGGCTGGGAAGTTTGCAGTATAAAACGCGCCTAATCTCCAAGAATCGGTCGCACCTATCCCCCCAAAATCAGACTTTACGTCAGCGACCACAACTGTAGTCGAAGTAAAAGCCGTGATTTTCGCGTAACCCCAAGTAGAGGAAGTCTCAAGTCGGATCAATCTCCCTACCTCTTTCGTCGCATCGACAAATGTGGCGGCGGAAGCGGTAATCGTGATTCCTGTTCCAGTTACCGCCGAAGGAGTCATCGTCACTGCACTGGTATTGGTTAAAAGATAAGGACCATCGGTGAAATCCGTGTCGGTAAGCGTCCAAGTGATATGCGCTGTCCGGGTCAACTTCGCAGTCTTATGAGCAGGATGAGCGATATACAAAACGTCAGCGGATTGAGTGAACTTCAATTGAAAGAGCTCAGCTTCCGTGTACGTGGTCGTCACTTCAACAGGAGATCCACCATTCAAAATCTGTCCTCGATTTCGGTAGAATCTGACGTAGAGATCACCAAACTCAATGATGTAAGCCTGAGTTGTCGAAAACTCAAACCTAATTAGACGAGTCTTCTTACTGGAAGTCTTCACTTCCGCAACGAAGTTAGAACCGGGGCGCTTGACCGCTGGCCCCTGAAGGATAGGGGTATAGTTCTGACAAATGGCGAGCGCTTCCTTATACCGACCCAGATCCTTACGAGCAGCAACCAGGGGGTCAAATTCCCCTCCAGTAAAAGAGGTTTGCGCTGGTGCTGATTTGGCCATTAACCATTACCCTCTCTTGTTCTCGCCACTTCACTCTCTCCTTTTACGTGTTAGTAAACGGGATCCTTGGACCTTCCCGAACTGTCTCCCAAACATCGCGCGGTGGGCGCTGCGCCACTCTTTGAATCGCATTTGACTTCTTCGCTCTCGAAACGATCGCTAAATACTCTGTTTGAGCCAATTGTCTTTTCGAATTTGATTGAGTAATCTCTTCGGCCATCTCCATCGCCAAGCGAGCACTCAATGCTTCCGCGAAAAGCGGAGTATACTTATTTGGATCCGTGATACGAGCAATGTAGCGAATATCCAAAGGACCGTCATCATCAGTGACGATCTCCCCTGCCTCGATTTGATGATCCCAATTGTTCCTATTATCCTCCACGTAAGGAGGAAGAAGGCGAATGAAATCAACCGGGAGAGGAAATGCATTCGTCCTTCCAAAGATTGGAGCCGTCGCATTCGCAGCGAGTTGTGCTCTCTTGATCGCAAACGACCACGGGTGATCCTCAAGTTCTGAATCTCTGACTGAAACGAATGCCGCGTTACAGGAGCGACCGTTGGGGGAGTCTTCTGTGAGCGCATTAATTCGCTCCGCTCCCAACTTACTCAAAGCCCTATTACAAATTAAAACATCACTTGAAGCCATTTAGATACCCCCCATTTTCCCGTATCCTCTTCTATATTTGATCAAAGAAGGGATTAAACCAACAAAAATCATGGCCATCGCCCAAAAACCTGAAGGCTGATTAATGTCAAAGGCACTGTAGCTTATACCTGAGAAAGTACCTGTGCGAACAGCATCAATCCGATTCGCTCCCCCATTGTTCCAATGTGACTGACTTTTGGCACTTGTAAAATCAACCCCGGTTTGTGTAGAAGTGATTGGGTTCGACCAGTTGTCCCCGTCTTGATGCTCATGGAAGTTCCCGTAATCGCTGTAAACGTTGCCGGTACTAATAAAAGTAAAGTATACGTCGTTTACGTTCTTCCCCGGCCCTCTCGCAGCGATAGACGCATCTCGAACAGCAGTACCACTTTCAATTGCTATAGCGCTACTCCAAGTCGCCCATGTATCAGTGTCATTGTGCCTGAATGCGGCTAAACGGCTACTAATATTTTTAAAACAAAGCCAGATACGACCCTCGTTATCTTCAGTCAATCTTGTAATGGGAGGCACTGTTTGAGTGAAAGACACCGCGCCAAATTCCTTAGCTAAAAAACTAGTCGGATCATTAGTGTCTCCTTGGTAAACCCCTATATCAATATTACCGATAACGGCGCACTTCCTAACGGCGATAAGAGGCCTTCTCTTTGAATTAGTTTTCTCAACAATTATGTCTGTTGGAAATCGATTAGCGATTCGACTACTCCAAACCTGAAAATTAAATTGAACAACAGTCTTTTGTGCGTAACGAGTCGTCTGAAGTGGTCCACCTCGAGCAACTTCAGTATCCGCAAACGCAACATGAACGGTATTGGCGATATCCACCGTAATCGCAGTAGATGGACAAGTCGGGGCCGCAGTCCCAAGCGCGGCTACCGCATCTTCAGCGGAAAAAGTTTGCGTAGCATCGAGATATCTTACACCGATCATCCCGAAAGTGCCCGCTCCTGTATCAGTCTCAAGGAAACAAATTTCAATGTCTCCATCTGATCTCATCGCCGAAGATAAAGCTGTTCGAGTACTAACCACTAGTTTAGTCGCTCGTAGAGTCCAGGTCACTCCGTTATCAGTAGACTTAAATACTTGAATCTTACGAGCACCATTTATGTCCAAAACGACAACATATAAGTCTCCCGTATCATTGCGGTGAATGTGCCGATTTCCTTGATAAAGGAGACTGTAGTCTCCTGACCCCTCAATCGTGCTGAAACTCAAAACTCCTCCCCAACGATTTCAATCGTCGTGTTCTGGAGTCCGTGATTTCGCCACGCGCTTAATGGCTGAATATTGTAAAAAGGAGAAAGTTTCGTGATCAACTCATCAGTGTAACTTTCAGTCGAGTCAACAGTGAAGTACTGCTCCCCAGATGAGACTCTCGCCGCTTGAGTGAGAACCTGGAGAGCATCTCCAGTACTCAAACAAGGAAGAAGACGAAGCCCCATGACGAAATCAAAAGAATCAGTATCCTCAGAAGTCATGTAAGAGAATGCATCAGAAACCTCGATGTCAGGGTGAGTACCAGCGGCATAAGCACTGGGCTCCACTCCTACGACCAGAGAGGCACCGAGTTCTTTGAAGTCATCAACTTCAAACCCCTTGGCGCACCCTAAAATGAGAACCTTTTTACCGGAGAGATTGAATCGATCGAAGATCCCTTTGTGGTAATTAAAGAGAGGCTCAAGCCCTGTGTCAGCGTCAATGATCTTCTGCCTTTGATACCAAGTGTATCCGGCAGTGTGGACATCTCTCCCACCATCAAAATAAAGTTCATCATAATCTTGAATTGGCATGACCATCAGGAGAAATCAAACCCCGTCATGCCAAAAAATTCATCTGAATCATCGTCATAAACGAAGACGATCATATCTATAGAATTGACGGCAATTGTGAGAACCGGCGCGATCCCTCCCGGCCAACTCACGTTAGAAGGCCAGGTGATGGTGTTCCCTCCACCTGCGGCTTCTTGCTTCACTTCTAAAACAAGCCCATCAGCCCCTACGGGAGCGATAAAAGTTAAAGTAGCGTTGACATCTAAAACGAGTTTATGAAAACGACTGTTAGTCCAATCGATTTCTTCGGTTGATCCTGCGTTTCCATGGTCGAAAAAAGTCTGAGGCACGGCCTACACCATTGATTTCAGCGCGGCCAGTTTCTCCTCATATTCCTTTTGAAGTGCGTCGGCTTTTTGTTCTCTCTTTGAGACTGCGGTTTCTCGCTTGGCGGCAGATTCGTTCTTAGAACTCAGAGTTTGATAACCTGCGGCCATGTCCTGACGATACTTAGCGTCCTTTGCTGCCGCATCGCTCTCATTGTCTTTAAGTTTTTGTTCTCTTTTCGATTGATCAGCGGCCTGGGCTTCCAAACGCTCGCGAGCCGAATGGAGCTCCGCTCCTTTACTCTCAAGTTTGGACTCTCTCCCCGAGATATCCATCGTCTGAGCACGAAGTTTTTCAGCTTGTTCCTTTAGTCCTTTACCCGCTTCATGAAGTTCACCCATCTTCTCAGCGAGTTCTTGGAATCGATCCTTAAAGTCTTTCTTCGATAGCGCCTGGACGAGATCCAGCATCCCTTTTAAGTTCGCAATATCTTGTGGGGGAAGTGAAGGGTGCATCTCATCTCCTTTAAGTGTTCAGTATCACCGCAATTTTAAAACTCTGTCCTGCCGGGACTCCAAAATACTCAGTCGAGTTCGCAGCGAGCCTCGTCGTAGAGGTGGTCGCGGTTGGAGCAGTTCCAAACTTTATAGAACAAATAGAATCAGTGTGAACTCGAACGATTCTGGTCTTGTCATCAAATGCCGCTGATACTGTGTTTGTAGTGTCGTTCGCGATCCTAATCGTAGCCACAAGAGAAGGCGCTTGGACCACTGGACGAGGTGCTCCCTGAAAAACTCCTGGGTCCGTATATTGATCAACATAGAGAAATGCCACACGGCCTCCTTACGAGTCGTTAGGCTGGCGGCCAGTCGTCTCTTGTAATTATGTTTTTAATTATATCGAGAGCCCGCAAAGCCTCAGCCTTCTGCTCGGCTAAAGTTCCCGCCGTCACTAGGTCGATCGCAAACTCATAGTCTTTCGCAGGAGTAGTAGCCTGATCGACGACATCGTCTTCCGTCTCGCCCCTATCCAATCCATAAAATCTATCAGCCATGTTCTCTCCTTAACCCAAAAAGTCCCAAACAATCGTGACGGTTCCAGTGAGCAATGCGGCAGTATCACCACTGGCGGCCCAACTATCGGCAACATTGAAATGAATCGTATGAGCGTCAGCCGCTTCAATAACCAAAGCAGTGTCCTCAACTGTTTTCAGTTCGGATGTTCCGTTACAATCATCAAAGGTTTGTCCAGTAAGAATATTCTCGAATGTTCCGGTCCCACTCAATACGGAAACTGCTCCACTGGCAATCACAGTTCCAATCCCGCCATCAGGAGTGTCAGCGTTAATGTTACCTTGCGTTTGAGTAATAGCGACATTCATGTTGCACGCACGGATAATACAAACCCCTGCCGGTAAAGTGTAGAGAAGTTTTCCAACCCCTAAAGCAGCTCCACCCGCGATCGCAGGAAGAGTGGTGTTCAAAGTGATTGTGGTGACTCGACCCCTTCTCCCTATCTCTTCAGCCGTACTCCCTGTGGCTACCGTTCCGTCAGCACCTGGCTTACTTGGAAATTTTACTGACATCACTCCTCCTTAAAGACTGTAAGTTACGCGCATGGTTAAAGTTCCGGCAGCGGTTCCAACTACAACCCCCGTATAACAGAGATCATAAAATTGATTGGAATCTGCACTCAAGCCCAAAACTTCAAAAAGCCGTTTCTCAACTTTATCAATATCCAAAATTTCAAACGACACGTCAAGAGGAAGTGTCCGAGCCGAACTCATGTCGATTGCATCACCATAAGCGTTCACATCAACGACCGCTGAGCCATCGGCCAGCGTGTCATAAAGACCAATATCATAATCTGTTCCACCAGTGATCGCGTCATTCATCACCTCGATCCGGGTGACGATCGCGTTGGAAGGAAGTCTGACCATACGGTACACCGAGTTATTATCATCAGCCGCTAAGATCTCGACCGTGGCGGTCGAGTGTCTAAGCCTTGAACCATGAAGGTATCCGCTCGTGAGAACCGGAGGCACTGCATCCGCATTACCGATATAAGTTGATTTGGTATTTGCAACAGCCATTTACGGCCTCCTTTTTAAACTGCCCAGTAAACTCTTACGAGGATTGTTCCGGCTCCTGATCCAACCGCGATGCCAATCATTCCGAGATCGTATTTTCTAAACGGGTCCGTTGAGTCACCCAGAGCGTCGAATATGCGTTTATCACCATCATTGATGTCTTCGGCTTCATAGGTCCGATCAGTCGGTCCACCGGCAGACGACAAATCGATTGCATCGGCATAGAGGTTCGCATCTTTGGCCGCACCGCCATTATCCGCCGTCTCGTAAAGCCCCATATCGAAGTCCGTTCCACTGGTAATCGCATCGTTTGAAACTTCAATCTTATGAACGATCGCATTCGATGGGAGCCGACAAAACCGATAAATCGAGTTGTTGTCGTCAGCCGCCGCGACTTCGACCTTTCCAACGCTGCATCGCAGTCTTCCACCTTCAAGATGTGGATCGTTAGCTACACTTGGGGTCGCGTCAGCGTTCGAAATTGCGGTCGATTTGGTATTTACTACTGCCATCTCAAAACTCCTTTTTTCTTCCAGGCCGACCCGACCGAATCAAAAAATCAGATCAGCCTTTCAGAAAATTTTACTCAGTGATCGAAGGATTAGTTCGGATCACAAAGGATTTGAATAACTTTCTTCTCCTCGAGTCGAGTCGCGCCAATCGTCATGTAAAGGTACGCTTGCCACGGCTCGCCTTGAAGGTCATTCCTTTGGGAAATGCTCGTCCTCAGATCATTCCAAAGACCGAGATACATTCCAGACTTAACCCACATTGGAACTTCATCATCCGAGTTTGAATCGGCTTCAACAAGTTCTGTGTGAAGGAAAGTAATTCCAAGGAACCGAACCATCTTCCCCTCGACCAAAACCGGCTGACTATTGAAGTCAGTCGATATGATCTGAACCTCGGCGAGAAGGTTATCCTCTTGTTGTGCTTTTAAGGCACAGAACATCGGATCACTATCCTCAACCTCGTTGGCTCGAAGAATCTTTTTACCTTCTCGGAGTTTCTGGACCGTAAGACCCACATCAGCGGAAGCCCCGAAGTTCACTGCAACCGTATTGGCAGCAAGCTTCGTAGTGGTCGTTCCACCGAGTTCTCCGGTTTTTGCATCATCGAAATAAGCATCGATAATAACCTGATCGGTCTTACGATTCGCAGCATGAACAGCGTTCGTCACGTAAGAACTCTTGGGATCAGTCAAAAGCCGAAGTTCATCGAACGTATCGAGTAACTGCGGTAAATCAAAATCACTAGGGAATACCCACCGACGATCAGTCGGGGCATCTACTCTTCCCATAGCTTGAAAACGGCCAGTAACGGCTTGCATCTCAATGGATCCGAATTGATCGACAGGAGATGCTTGCTTGCCAGTGTGAGACCCAGTCATCACTGCGCCACGTAATCGCGATTCCTTCTGTTGAAGTAACAGTTGGATGTTCGTCGAAAATTGTTGCACAAAATGGGTAGGGATATTTACAGACATAATGTCCTCCAAAAAAATAAAGTTTCAACTTCAATTTTCGAGAGGCTTGTCCGTTTAAAGGGCCAATCTAACTCGTTTTACTTCTGAGGCTAAGAAGGATCTTAAGTGGGTCCGAGCGAACTTGTCACTTGCTCCCCATA